TCGACGATACCGACCAATTCGCAGTGCAATTGCTGGTTGGTTGCGGTTACGAAAACCCGATCATTCACCGTCGCATTGACGCCGTAGCAACTGCACGCGGTGACGCGATTTCGGTTGTTGATTTGCCACACGAATACGAAGAAGTTTCGCGTGCTGTGAACTACCGCCGCAATATCCTGAACCTGAGTTCCAGCTACTCGGCAATGTATGGCCCGCGTGGTCAGATTACCGACGACGTTTCCGGCAAGAAATTCTTTTGCCCGATTTCCGGTTTGGTTGCTGCGCAATACGCGTACACCGACCGCGTGCGTGCCTACTACTGGGCACCGGCTGGTTTGAATCGTGGTCAGGTAAAAGTCACGGATCTTTCCAAGAAATACAGCCTGCGCGAACGCAACGCTTTGGAACAGGCGCAAATCAACTACGTGCGTCGAATTCCGGGCCGTGGTTTCGTGATCATGGAACAGCTGACTTTGCAGAATTTCGCGTCTGGTTTCCAGAACGTGAACGTGCGTCGTTTGGTAAACGGCATCAAGGCAATGATTCGTCGTGCTTTCCTGCCTTCGGTTTTCAACCCTGCCGACGATTACGAACGCAAGCAGCTGAAAAACATCGTGGACGCCGAAGCAGCAACGGTAAAACGCGGTCGCGGTTTGTACGAATGGGAAACCATTTGCGACAGCCGTAACAACAAACCGGCAGATATCGCGAATAACGATATCAACCTCGATTTCGTTATCGACCCGAGCATTCCGGCCCGCCGTGCTTCCCTGACCGCCGATATCCGCAATTTCGGTTCCTCTATCAGCTTCCAAGAGAATTAATTCCAATGGAAAAACAACTCGTAGATATCCGCGATTCTTTTCGCGTGATTTCGGACATTCAGAATCTGGATGAAACCAATCCGATTCCGATCCGCGTGCAGAACTCGACAGTTCGCCGCGTGCATACCACCGTGTGCGCGCTTACCGAACCGTACAACGAAATTCTGCCACTCAATGTGATCTGGTTCGACTTCAACCCAAACCACGGCCCGTATTACAACACTGCGCGCCGTCGTGTTTCGAAAAACCCTGACGTGGCCGCTGGCACGACCCACACGTGGGAAGTGATCGACACCATGGCCGAATACGACGTAGACCAATTCTACGACGCGGAAGATTCGGCAATTTTGGCGCAACTCGATCCGATTCCGGGCGCGACGAAAGATATTCTCGGCATCGCGAAATTGAGCGTTGCCCCTGTCAGCCCGGCAAACCCGATTGCTGTTGGTGAAGGTGATCCGCGTCTTTCCGATCCGCGTAAACCAACCGAACACACGCACCCGGAAAAACCGGCTACGCAGCTGAAAACCAAAACCACCGTGATTACCATTTCCGGCAGTGCAACGCCGGTTGTTGGCGCAACTCTGATCGCGAACGGTAATGGCAACGCTGTATGGCGCCAGCTGACTTCTACCGACATTCAGAAATAAGGAATCGTCATGACACTGACCGAGTTTGTTGACGAGAAAATCGCGATTGCTTTGAACTATCGCGGCCTCTCGAAATTCAACCCGGTCGAGATTATTGTCGAGGGCAATGGGAAGAAATTCTCTGTCCTCGTTTCTCTTCTCGAACCGGATACCTTGACCGTTCCGTATAACGTGACGTGGATCAACGCTGATCCAAACCACGAAGATTACAAAGTCCTGATGCGCCGTGTTGATGCAGAAAAATACGACGACAAGGATTATCGTGGATCGTGGGCGGTTCTTTCCACCGTTGAAGAAATTTTCAACGAAGAACAGTTTTTCAAAAAAGAAGCTGATCCGATTTTGGGCGCAGTGCCTGATTTCCGTCCGCCGCTGGCTTCGAAAGATCGTTTCGGTGGTGTGAAACTTTCGCAGAATTCTGTGATTGTTGATCCGCTGCTTCCGATCATCGTTGGTGATAACGATACGCGCATGAGCGACGAACGTGACCCGCTTCCGCACAGCCACGGCGACGTTCCACGCACCATGCTTTCCGCTGGTGACGGTTCGGAAAATTACGTGACCGTAAACGGCACCGATCCGGGCAATGGTTGCTTGATGTTTATCACCGAAGAATTGCCGGACGGAAATTTCATCGCTGAATGGTTGCCGCCTACCACGGAATTCGCGTACATCGGCCCGCGTCCTGTTTCCATTGCGGTTACTGGCCCGGCTGAAAAAGTGGTTGGCAACACTAACCACGTATTGCGCGCCGATGTGACCATGGATGACGGCACGAAGTTTTTCAGCGTGCAGGCAACGTGGACAATCACCAACAACGAAGAACACGGTTCGATCAATGCGGCTACTGGCGTTTTCCACGCTGGTTTGGTTGCAATTGATACGCCGGTTACTGTTCGCGCCAGTTGGAAACATCCGGAAAGTGGCGACACTGTTTTCGTTGATTTCGTGATTACCATTATTGGCGATCCGGATTTGGTTCTGCTTGACCACATCGAAATCGTTGGCCCGTCGCAATTCCTGAAATCGGAAATCGGCACCTACACCGTTTTGGCAACTTACAGCGACGGTTCGACCGCCACCGTAACGCCGAACGCGTTTATTTCCAGCAATTCGAACGCAGGTTCTTTTGTTGGTGGTGTGTTGACTCCGCGTCCGCAACAAATTCGCGACGTTTCCACTAACTTGTCGGCAACTTACGCAAGCGCTGGTGTGACCCGTACCGCGACGAAAGCTGTGGTAATCAAAGACCCGGCTGTTTACCCGAACACAATCACTATCACCGGCCCGAACACTGTTGATCAGGCTGCGTCTATCGACCTGAATGCACACGTTGTTTTCTCTGATGCTTCCGAAGCAGATGTGAACGCGCTGTGGACTCTGACCTCTGGTACTTATGCGACCATTGATCAAAGCGGTTTGTTGACTGCAAAACCATTGACTGCGCCGGGCAGCAAATCCGTTGAAGTGAACGTTTCGTACACCCAAAACGGCGTGACCATTACCGCGAAGAAAACCATCGCGATTGCGGACACGAAAAACTGGCCTGTATCGGGTGCAATCACCGGCCCGAATTCGCTCGCGCCACTGGAAACCAAAGCCTACGTTTACACCGTCACTTATAGCGATGGTTCGCACGTGGACAAGATTCCGGGCACTTGGACAACTTCGGATACTTCGAAGGCAACCGTTGATGCTGAAGGCAATGTGACTGGTGTTGCAAACGGTGCTGTAAACGTTCGCACGACCTACACTGAAGACGGCATTAACTTGAACGCGACCAAAGCAATCACCGTCGAAACTGGCGTGGTTGTAATTCCGCCGCTGCGTTATGGCGTTGCGATGTTCTCCAACAAGCAATTTACTGGTGGCCCAATCGCCAGCGAAATTACTCAAGAAGAACGCGATTACGGTGTGACCGAAGAAACGTCGCCGTCCGGCAAACAGTACACCCATTGGACTGGCCTCGATGATTTCGTTACGAAAGTAATGACCAACACCCTCGATATCACTACCGATGGCGTTGCGAAAAACATCGAAACCATTATCACCGTGGACGATTATGTTTACGTGATGTGGGATGCTCGCGCTGGCGACACGTTCATCGTGGACTTGCAGAATTCTTTCAACGTTACTTTCGACGGTATCAATTACCGCAACGATGTAATCGGTAACGAAGAAGGTCTGCCGGGCTACGACGCGAACCTGCCGAAAACTCTGACCGTGCAATACGATGACGGCACCGGAGTACGTCCGTGGATTATTGTTCGTAACGAGGCAACGACTCTTCCGGAGTTCAGCCCACGTACAAACCAATACTCCATTAAATACGTGTAACGTGAAGGCGGGTTGTCCATTTATTTTGGGCACCCCGCTTTTTCCGTTGAATATGGAGAATATTTTCTCATGGCCGATACTAGCTTTGAGGAACTGTGGCCTGTCCAATTGGATTTGGTTGGCCCCAGTGCTCCAATAGCGGAGCGTTCGACTTTTCAAATGCGGGCCGTCGTTACTTTTGACGACAATTCGCAACACGAAGTCGAGGCAGAATGGTCTGTTGCTTCCGAACAGTACGGCACGATAACTCCGAGTGGTTTATTTACTGCTGGTTCTGTACAAACGGGCACGCGCCCGGTTCAGGCGTTATGCAGGTATTATCACGCGGGATCGGATTCCACGCTGACTGCAACAGTTGTTATTAATGTGCGGGATATTGATACACCGCCCGCCCTTATTTCTATTTCCATCGCCGGTAAAACCGAGGTGGAGAAAAACACAATCGAATCCTACGTTATCACTGCGCATTACGATAACGGTTCGAGCGCAATTGTTGTTCCGACTACCTTTGTTTCCAGCCGCCCAAGCGTTGCCACAATTGACGTGACGGGCCTTGCGCATTTCCAAAAGATTCGCGGCTCTGCAATGGTTCGCTTTACCGCCTCCTACACGGAGAACGGTGCAACGCGCCAGATTTTCATGGACATTCTGGTTGTCGATTCTGCAATTTATCCGGTCAGGGCTTTTGTGATCGGGCCGTCAATTGTTATGGAACGTGCGCGTGCCAGTTTTGGCCTCGACGTTCTTTTCGATAACGGCAAAAATAACGAGGTTGTTGCGACTTGGGTCAGCACCAATCCCGAAGCCGGTACGATTTCCTGCAATGGTGCATTTTGTGCCAACGCAGTCGAAGGCGTGGAAACCACCACGATTATTGGCGTCTTCGAATACGATGGAATTATTACCAGCGCTTCAGTTGAATTGAGCGTCGTCGGTTTGACCGTGCGCGCCGAATCGCTGGAGATTGAAGGCCCTTCGAAAGTTCGTGAAGGTCTGGTCGTGCAGTATTACACCACGCTGATTTTTAGCGACGGGACACGCAAGGCCGTTACCGCGAAGATCCACACGGTGACAAGCGCGGGCGCCCTTGACGATGGCAACCAGTTTTATGCAGCGCCAAAAGTTGATGCGGAAACACCTGTAAATTTCATGGCGCAGTACGAAAACCTTTCGGCTTTCAAAACCATTGACGTTGTGCCGTCCGCTACGCTGCCTGTCAGCGCGTGGATTGAATTGCGCTCGCCAATGTACGTCGGTGAATACCAGTCGCTGAAATTCCACGTTGTTTATGCGGACGGTACAGACATTGTGCTGCCTGCTAAGTGGACACTTTCCAATAACCATATCGCGTCGATTACCAATGCTGGAATTCTTCACGCGGTGCAGGTAATGGAAACGGCAGAACTGACTGTTTACGCCACGCTGTCAATTAGCGGTGTTGAATTGGAAGCAAGTTTGCCCGTGACCATTATCGACAATCGCACGTATCCAATCCATGCCCGCATTACCGGGCCGGAAACGTTCCGTGTGTTGGTGCCTACGCAATATCAGGCGCTGGTCGAATTCAGCGATGGTTCCGAGCGCACAGCCAGCGCGTTGTGGTGGTGTTCTGACGACAACGTTTCAATCGTTCTCGGTGTTGTAACCGCAACCGTTCCGGGCACGTACACGCTGCAAACTTCCTATACACTCCAACACGAAACAGTCACCGCGACGAAAGAGATTATTGTGACATGATTATTTCCCTTGCCGCATCACCTGCTGATTTCAAGCAGTTCGAATGGATGTACAACGCGGGTAAAAGTTTTAAGTTGCGGCTGGACGATACGCCTGTCACGGTCGAGGCTGACGATTTGGTTGGTTTCCGAAAAGCAACACGGGGGCCAACCGCTGGCGCGTATCAAGTGGTACTCGCCAAATATCCGCAAAAGATTTATCGGTCGATCAAGCAGGAACAGGTCGATAAATTCATCAAGCAATTCAAAGAGTACAAAGGGATTCCGGAAGCGCCAAAGAAAGAAGGCGCCCGGCACCAGTACATGCGCAAAAACCAACTGGAAAATGATCGTCAAGAATCGCAGTATTATGTGAGTCCGAGCAAACCCCGCGAAGTTCACAGTTACGACCGCGACGATTACCAGTGGCGAAAGGTAATGCATAACATCACCGTGACCACGAAGCATTACGGGACTTCCCGTTCTACTTTGAAAACCGGTGACGTTGTGGGCCTGCGCTACCTGCGTAAATCCCATGGCGGTTACGTGATTATGCCGAACGGCGAACGCGTGTTGATTGCGCACGAACTGTACGAACAAATCACGAACAATACCGACATTGAACCACGTGCCCAACAGCAGACCGGCATCGTCGAATTTGCAGAACTGGCAAAAGAACTTCCCAAGCGTCCGCGTGCGATTAAAATTCCACGCAAGCCACGCGATGTTCCGCTGCCGCGCCAGACCAAAACTGGCGAATCGGAAAGTGCAAAACATGTGGTGCGAAACAAACCGCTTGTGACCACTTTCGATTACAAAGATATCGACGAAGATTTCGCTTTCGAACCGGAAGACGAAGAAAATCTGCTGAATCCGCCAATCGAACAGGAAGATTTCCCCGAGGAAAGCGGAGGCAATACTGTAAATAAAGGAGAAGAACCGGGTATTACTCCTTTGGAAGACGAAGACTTTGAGGAAGAGGAAGATCCAGAAATGGATTTCCACAAAGATCAGGAAACCGACGAAGACGGTGAACCAGTCGATGATGAAACTGCGGTATTGGCACAAGAAGGGCAAGTGCTGGTTGCGCGGGATAACGCCGAGTGGGTAATCGTCAGCATTGAAGAACACGGCATGTCTGACACGCTTGTGCTTTACAATGAAGACACCAAATCGTTGCGTCATTACAAAGTGCATGCCGGGGAAGACTTGCGGCAATTGAAATCTGTTTCGGTCGGGCGCCTGATGCATGGCTCTGAACTGGACAAGGTTTTGGAAAAGGCCGCCGACCTTGAAATGACTGCTGGGAAACGTCTATGAAATTCACGCTTGAACAAAAGCGAGCAATGCGCCGCGATCCACTAGCGTTCGCGAAGTCGTACACACTTCCAAAGCTGAACGAAATCCTGAAAGAGTTGGACGAAAGATATCGTGCAAATCAGGAAGTTGTTTCGGATGAAATCTTCGATATCATGGATGATTATCGTTGGTCGATTACGAAACGTGCGAAAAGCGCAAAGGATGTTGGCGGTGTTAAAAACGTCGATATCGTTCTCGAAGTTCCGATGGCAAGTCTCGATAAGTTCCACACGCTGACGGAAAGTCGCCGCCTCGCTTTTATGAAGGCAACCAGCTTCACTCTGAGCGACAAGGAAGACGGAATTTCCTTGTCCATCACTTATCAAGATGGTGTGCCGATTCTGGCGACCACTCGCGGTAAGAAAGGCACGGTCGGTAAGAACGTGTCGAAGATTATTCCGCACCTCAAAATTCCGAAGTCAATTCCGTACAAAGGGCGTTTCATTGTCCGTGCGGAATTCACGATTGATAAAACCACGTTCAAGAAATATTTCCCTGACGACAAGACTGGCCGCAACACAGCCGGTGGTTTGCTCAACCGGGACGTAGTGCATGAGCATGCGAAGAAATTCCGTACCATCTGCTACGAAATTCTTTTGGGCAAAGGTGCAGGCATTCCACTCAACGAACAGTTGGCGATTCTCGAACGCTACAAATTCGATGTGGTGCCGCACATTGTGGTGAAGAAAATCACGCAAGAGTCGATGGAGAAATACCACGACCAGCGGAAGAAAGAAGCGGGCCGGGATATCGACGGCGTTGTGATGGCGCAGAACGTCAAATACAAAGCGGGCACCGGTTATCCGGAACACGCCTACGCATTCAAAATCAACAGCATTGCAAACTCTGTTGTTGTGCCTGTAATCGACGTGGTGTTCGAGGAATCACGCCTCGGAAAACTCACGCAGGTAATCAAGATCGAACCGACCATTATTGGCGGTGTGAGCGTCACCA